ACCCTCTGCCGCGCCAAGCCCATACAACGCACTTTGTGCGCCACTTGTTCCTGCAACTTGCGCTGTTCTGACCCCAGCAGGGTTTAAAAACCCAAAGCCAGCAGCCTTGGCAATCTGTTGCGCCCTGCCAGCCGTGGCAGCTTGACCGACGCCAGGGATGAACTGCGCTGCAATAGTTGGCAGTATGGCACCAGCAATCTCTGTGCCATATGCAGCACCAGGGTTACGCTGTCTAAAACTGTCTATTTGGCCGCGAACATCCTTGACCACCTCTGCATAGGTTTTACCGCTATCAAATGCTGATCTGACCGCCGCCTCAATTTCATCAGCAAAACCAAATGTTAGCCCTTGTGCGCCAGCGCGGCTATAATCAGTAAAAGCGCTACCACTAGCGGCTTGCTCAGTTTCTGGGGCAGCATCTAAAGCTGCTGATAAACGGTTTCTAGCTTCTGTACTCATTATAACTGTGCCAACCTTTCATCCATCAACGCTATGGTTTCATCTGATAAATTATTTAAGCCTCCAGATATTTTGACCAATGCTTTCATTTCGCTTATTGAGTTAATTTCAGGAACAACTTGTTTTACAATAAACTCTTTGTCTTTGTTGACAAAATCACGTTTATACTGACTAAAACTATTGTAGTTTTCGCCATCTATTTGCCCTTTGCCAAGGTTTCCATTTTGCTCAATATAACGAAATGCTTCGTTTTCAACAGCACGCGCTTTTGATGCCGCAGCTTTTTGCGTAAGCAAAATCATACGGTTTGCTTCTGGTGTATTACCAAAATTAGCCGTGGCCTCACTGGCAATTCTTAATTCTTTTTCTGAAATTGCACCTTTTAAAACTTTTGTCATGGCTAGGCTTAGTTTGTTAAAAGCAGATTTTAAGGTTTGCTGATCTGTAATTTTATCAACATCAAAACCAATTTCATCTAAATCAAACCCAAATAAACCACCGATAGTTGCTGCTGATTCTTTAAGATTGAGTTTAAATTCTGCACCAGGGCCAGTTAGTTCTGATAAATTTAAACCTTCATTTTCAACGCGATTGTAAAGTGTCAAAACGCTGTTAATAGCATCTTCGTTTTCTGCTGCTAAATTTGCTTGTTCTGTTAATTTTTCCAATTGTGACACTTGCGCTTTTGCAATGCCTTTAGCAAATTCAGTTTCGCCAGCTGCCCTAGCAGCATTAGCAATATTTACCTCTGGATTTACAGATACATTTGTGCCGCCACCTTGACGCTCTGTGTATCCAGCGGCAAGCAGCCTATCAGCTTTAACATTAAAATCAGGGTCATTAGTTCTTAGAGATTGAGCGTTGTTTTGCTCGTTTACAAAAGTAATTACATCAGGCTTGATTGGCTTTGGTGCTGCCGAAAACCCAGACACAGTTTCTGATGATGGGCCGAAAGGTGATGTTGATCTTGTTCCATAAAGTGTGCCGCCGCCATCTGCTGGCCTCACAAACGCTGCGTTAGTCGGCATAAACTGCGCTTGTCCAGCTATTTGAGCAAATGCCGCTGGGTTAGCCGCCGCAAAGGCACGTTGTTGCGCCGTTGCATTAGCTGGCAACATTCCCATAATTTGGTTTGTCATTTCAGTTTCACGCGCAACCTGGGCATCACCAGCTTTGCGCTGTAGGTAAGCCCCTACCAATGCGCTCGACAGCCTGCCCAGCCCCTGCAATGGCGTTCTGACAGGCGCAGAACTGGCGCCCTGCCCCATCAGCGTCTGGCCTAGCATACGGCGTGGATCAGATTGAAACGCCTGATTTAGCTGCTGATACTGCATTGAAGGGCGTGTGTTACCTAGCCCCAGCATTTGCCTTGGATTTAGTGCCATTATCTACCCCTATGAAAGCATGTAAGCTGCGCCGAGGTTCCCGGCGAGGCCGAATAAACCGCCCAGATTTGCTGATTGATTTTGCATCGCCTGATTATAGGCATTGGCTTGCGCTGCCATCTGTGCGCTATAGGCGCCTTGTGTATCTACAGCGCCAGGAGCAAAGAACGATGCCTGCTGTACTTGTGGGCCGCCAAGCAATGCTGCCAATTCGTTAAAGTTCTGACCGCGTAGTGCATTGCGTTCTGCAATCTGACGGCTACGATTTTGATTAGCAATCTGATTAGACAGTAACTGGTTAGCCACAGTGTCCTGTCTTGCTGCATTAGCCAGTTGTGCATTAGCTGATGCCTGACCAAAGCCTTGGCCTTGTGCCGCCAAGCCAAACTCACCAGCCGCTGCACGCTCACCAAACTGCTGTTGCCGGGCTTGCCTTGCCTGATTAACCAAACGATCAGATTCCTGACCAGCCGCCAATGTGGCCTGCTGTGCAAGCCTTCCAAGCTGTTCGCCTTGCTGTGTTTCAAAGCGATTAATGGCTGAATTATAGGCGTCTGATGTAATTGGAATACCGCGATCAGCAAGGTTCTGTTCTAAATCTTCCCGCTGGCGTGTAAATTCTGGCTGTAACAGTCCTAGCTGACGGTTATACAGCGTCTGTTCTATGTTGCTTCTAAACGCCTCTGGGTCACTTTGTAGGGCTGTGAGGCCGCTAGTATCAAGGCCTGTCGGCATTGCTGTTGGGGTGCTGATGCTGCTTTGGAAGGCAGGCAGGCCAGTAGTCGGGTCAATGTTCTGTGATGCCGATATGCCTGATAATGTCGGGGCTGTTCTGAAAGGGTTCTGGAAATCAGGATCAGCTTCATATATTGGCGAACCATCAGGGTTTTGGCCTGTGACTGTACGGCCAGAAATACGTTCAAACGCTACGTTGCCAAGACCTAAACCAGTACCTTCGGAAGCTGCACGCATCTGTGCCTGAAACGGTGTCTCTTGCGTAAATGCAGCAGCTTGTCCGTCATCAGGTACTTGACCTTGCACAAACTGACCTTGGTCACCTACTGATCCGAATAGCAAATTGCCATAAGGCGTGTATTGAGTGATCCGATTAGCGTTAGATTGCGCGTTTATCAGTTCATTGGGATCAGGCGCTGGTGGCGCTGACGGTGAAGATTTGCCCATTATTTTGACCCTTTATCCATTTACATTCATCTTTCAACATTCCCCAGATCACCGCGTCATGCGGGTCATACATCTGGCGCAGTCTGCCCTCTTGGATAAACCCAAGCTGGCTATTCATCTTCATAGCTTTTTCGTTAGCCTCATTGCATGTCACTAGCAGCCTGTGTGCGCCTACCTGATTGAACGGATAGGCAAACAGCGCGTGCAGGACAGACCGATTTGCCCAGCGCCGGGAGGATGCAGCTATTGACGCCTCGATCTGCCCATCTCTAAAATCGTGATAAACAGCAGCGCAGATGATTTTACCATTGCGCTCAACGCCGATTGCTGTAGAGGGGCCAAACCCATCTATTCCAATAATTTTAGCTGCCCAGCCTTTTAAGTAATCGTCAGCACCAATAATCAGGCGGTTCACTGCATCGCCTCTTTAATTGACTTTAATGTGTCTTTAAGGCTCATGCCGGGCGGTTTAGGATTATATTCGCATTGGTATTGACGCATACAGCCTACGGTTAACCCACTAACGTGGCTTTCTTCCGTATTTTGCGCTCCGATATAGAAGCATAAAACCTCTGTTGTGCTTAATTTTTCCATCGCCGCCAAGCGACAAGTTGTCATCTTTGGTTCTGCTGCTATTGCTTGGCTGGCTAATATGTATGCAAGAACGTATGACATTTTAATCATCATAAATCCTTACATCGTCAGTGTTTACTCTGCGCGGGACACAGTAAGCTGTGACCCGATCTCTTGGGTCAATAAATCCAGAATATTCATAATTGCCAAAACGCTTGGTTATCTCTGATGCGTACCAGTTGCAGGTTTTTAAATTTGACCAATACATTTCGCCAGATTCTAAGCGTCTTGCGTCACCAGTTCCCAAATAAACAAGCAATAGAAAAACATCTGCCACCTAATTACCTTTGAGAAATAAAGCCCACCAGACCAAAACTGTAATACCGCCAATGCTTGCTGCTATTAGTAAAATAATGCCAAGTGTAAAAATGATTTCTTCGCGCTTTTTCTTGGCAAGTTGCTCCTGCACACGGCGCGACTTTCTGGCTTCTGCTTGGAACCGCTGCCAATCGTCCCACATGCCGGGACGCCCTGACCAAATCATAACTTCTTTTAAATGCTGTTCCTGTTCGTTAATTTTTTCCAATGCCATAAATTCTTCTAAATCGGCATTAGCTTGGCCTGGCTTTTTTCTGTTCTTAGCCCTGCGTGTTAGTTCTTCTTTAGCAAATACGAAATCGCCAATGGCTTTGCCAGCACTTGCTAAGTCGCGTCCGTTGCTGACGCACTGTTTTATAACAGCAAAAGCCGCATTGGCCGCCGCAAGTTCCGCTAACATAGAATGTCCAGTTTTCTAATCTTGACGAGAAATAAGCTTATCTAGCTTTGCTTCAAGCCTGATAAAGCTCTCTGTCATTGAGCGCATATCGTCTTTAACTTCACTTCGGCTGACAAAATCCTCGCGGGTTCTGTTGAGCAATATCTCAATGCGTTTTACCTCTGATGCTAAAGTGCTTGCCCAATAGCCAAAACCAAGCACCACAACGCCGATCAGTCCATCAATGATATGAACTAAGTCCATTATGCGTAAGGACTATCGCCAAGAACGCTTGTATCCCAAGCAGCTTTTAGTTTTGCAATTGTGTCAGCACTAGTAATTGCAGAAGCCGCTGGTGCGTCACGTAGAGCAGTTTTCTTTGTTACAGATGCAGTCTTTGCAGATGCGTCATCAGCTTCAAGTGCTTTCATATACACTACGTCCTCTGCATCAAGCAAAGGCGCACGCACTTCACGAATCTTATCCTTAAAGATTTCTTTTGCTTTGGTCATATCTTCACTGATGACTGTGCCAGAAAGTGACCACGCATTACGGAAATGGCGGTCTGATGGAACTGTTGCAGTGGACGCATCAATTTGATTACCGTCCTTATCAACGATGTAGGTATTTGCCATGTCGGGTTCTCCTATGCGGCGATGTTATGATTTGTGGCTAAATCTTCTGAAATCTTCCAAGCATTGCGCCACTCGCGAGTCGCTGGAAGCTGGTCTTTGCGGCAGATAACCATTTTCTGCTTATTGCCGTCATTGTAAGTGCGCCACACATGCTGTGGGCAGTCTTTCATAATCAAGTATTCAATCGCCTGTTCTTCGGTTAGAGCATCAATAGGCTTGGTGTTGTGCAGTAAATGCCCTCTGGTGTGCTTCGTAAAGTCAGGCTTTGCTTCATCCTTTGCTAGTTCCCAATACACTTCAACAGGAGGCAGGATACCGCCTTGTAGCGCACACGCCATCCAGTTAGGGTCAGGAACCAGTATCTTTGCACACTCATCTACGCTGTCCTCATACACTACACGATAGTCAGACTGCACCGAATCTAGCGATTCTTTAGCCCAGCACAAACGGTCGAATAGGTGTGTGCCTTTGAACTCTGGTGTCTGCATCAGGCTAAGTCTCCGTGTAACATAGTTGATTGTGAACGGTCAGTGAAAGTAGACCCTTCAACCATATTACCTCTATATCCCGAAGATGATTCAGCATCAATGTATGGCTTGTCCATAACATTGCCTTGAGGCGAAATACACACAGAGAAAAAGTTTCCATCCATATTGCTCGTAAAAGCTATAGTTTGCTTTCCTGTTCCTGTGTCTGTCATTGAAGCCACGTTCATACTTTTTAGAACGCTTGTGCCATCTGTGTTACCTAGATGATAACATTTACAAGTACCATTCACCACAAACTTTGTATCAAGTGACCCAGCGGTGCTGTGTTCTAGGGTATCTGCTTTGATTTTTCCTAGTGCCATTATGCGAGGTCTCCCACGTTAGTATTATACACAGGGTCTGTATCTTCTGCGCTACTACTGCTATCTCTAATTAAAGTTTTACATTGAGAAGTTGTATTTGCTCCACTTTGAATTA